CCCCGCGCGGGCGCTGGCGGGGATCGAAAGCCGGATCGCGGGCTACCAGGATTTTGCGGCGCGCATCTTCGGATCCTCGGCGGGACAGCCGAAGCAGACGCTCGTCGCCGGCAGCGCGCTCGCTCTCCGCACGGACCGGATCTCGAACGACTTCCACGCGGCGAACCTATTCGCGTCTGCCGCAGTCGCGGGGAGTATCGTCAGCGTTCGGAACAACCAATTCGCCACGCGAGTGCAGGCCATGGCCGCGGCGGATGCGGTGCTCGGGCAGCTCGATAGCGCGACGGCGTGGCGGGACGACGGCTTCTCGGCGATGGGAGTGATCCCGGGCCAGGTCGACACCGGCGAGACCGGGCAATCCATCCGGGCCGCCGCGGCGCTTACCGCCGGATTCCTGGTGCAGACGTCCTTCACGCTCGTTCCGGAGCGCTCGATCGTGCTCGACCGTCCCCGAACCATCGTGGACCTCGCGGCGCAGCTGTATGGCAGCGTCGACGACCACCTCGACTTCCTGATCGAAACCAACAACTTGGTCGGCGAAGAGATCCTCGAAGTGCCTCGGCTTCGAAAGATCGTCTACTACCCGCCGCAGGCGGCATGAGCGCCGAGCCGCGCATCTCGCTCCAGATCAACGGGAAGCGATTCGACCACTGGACCTCGGTTGAGGTCGAGCGGCACGTCAACTGCTATTCCACGGTCAAGTTCGAAACCCCCTTCGAGCCGAACCGAAAGGAGTTCCGCCAGAACATCAAACCGTTTTCGTTCGCGCCGGTGCAGGTGTTCGTAGGGGACGGGCTGCTCTTCACTGGCACGATGATGGACGTCAACCCCGCGGCGGACGCCTCGAGCTCCGCCGTCTCCGTCACCTGTTACGCGCGGCCCGCGATCTTGGACGACTGCGAGCCGCCGAACTCCGCCTATGACGACGGGGGGATGGAGTTCGACGGGATGGACATCGTCGAGATCGCTTCGAAGATTTGCGGAGCGCTCGGCTTCAAGGCGGACATCGCGAGCGACGGGTCGGTCCAGGACGTTCAGTTCTCGAAGAAAAAGATCCGTATCGGTCGCCGCGGCGGACGAGGCGCCAAGGGCTCGAAGTTCGCGCGCATGTCGCTGCAGCCCGGCGACAAGCCCCAGTCGTTCCTCGCGGGGCTCGCGAAGCAGCGCGACTTGATGCTGACGGATGACGAGGACGGGGACTTGCTCCTGCTGCAGCCGGTCGCCGCGGGGCACCCGGTGGCGAAACTCGTCTTCGACGGATTGCCGCCCGTGATCGCAGTGACTCCGCAGTTCAACCCGCAGGACTTTTTCAGCGAGATCACCGCGTGGACGCCGACCGTCCGCGGTCGGAAGGGCACGAAGTACACGCAAAAGAATCCGCTCCTCGACGGCGTGATTCGCCCCAGCTCTTTCAAGCCCGACGATACCGACCGCGGCAACGCGCAGGAAACCGCCCGCTCCCACATGGGGCGGATGTTCGGCAACATGGTCGGGTGGGAAGTCGAACTCCCGACGATGCTCGACCCCAACGGGAATCTCTACGTCCCGAACACCACGATCCTGCTCACGGCCCCGAAAGCCATGATCTACCTCGAGACCGAGCTGCTCATCCGCACGGTCACGTTGCGACAGGATCCCAACGCTTCGACGTGCACGCTCGGCGTTGTTCTGCCGGGCTCCTTCAGCGGCAAGTTTCCCGAGTTCTTCCCATGGGAGGAGCCGGAGATCGCCGCCCTCCAAAAGACGCGCTGATGGGTCGCATTGCCGAAGTGCTCTCTGTGGAGCGGACGACGACTCCAGAAGGGGCGCCCGTCGTCAACGTCGTCATGGATCCTGGCGGCGGCGCCAACGTCACCGCGGAGCACTTCGCGGATTCGGGCGACGACTCCCCTCCCCTGGCCGGCGACTTCGCGGCTCTCGAGCCTTCCGCCGGCACGGGGACGTCTCGTGTCACCGGCTACGCCGACACGAAGAACGCGTCGAAGGCGAAGGACGGCGAGAAGCGTCTCTATTCGCGCAAGCCCGACGGAACACCCGCGGCCGAGATCTGGGCCAAGGCCGATGGAACTGTGGTGATTCAGGGTCTCCTGGGCGGCGGAAAGCTCGAACTCGGCACCGATGGCACGTTCGACATCAACGGCGTGAAGATCACCAAGTCGGGCGAGATCAAGGCGCCCGGCGAGGTCTCCGCGATGACGGCCACGGCTGCAGTGAAGCTTTCGACGCACCTCCACCCCACCGGCATGGGCCCAAGCGGCCCGCCGACTCCCGGCTGATGCCGCTCGCCGTCCCCGCGCTGCAGTCCGCCCTCGAGCAGCTCGCCGCCCATCCGCCCGCCACGTCCGCGCAATGCGCGCAGGCTTGGGCGAACGCCATGCAGTCCTACGCCGCGGGCATCGTCCCCGCCTCCGTGACGGTCGCGGCGGCCTCGGCGACGCTCGCAGGGGCGCTCACCAGCGCCTTCGGAGCTCCCGCCGCTGCTCCCGGCATGGAGAGCGCCTTCGCTGCCTTCGCGGTCACCGTGGGCGGCGGTATGGCTGGCTTCGTCCCCACCCTGCCAGCGGGCCCGGTCGGCTTCGCCGCGCAGTTCTCCGGACCCAAGCCCGCGACGCATGTAGCGGCCGCCCAGGCGCTCGCAAACCGGATTCACACGTGGATGTCGACCGGAGTCGCGACGCTCGCGGTTCCGCCGAATACCCCCGTGCCCTGGTCCTGATCTCCGATGGACGTGCTCATCACCCAGACGCCGGACGGCGGCGAGATCTCCTTCGTCAACGGATCCCCCGTGCTGACGGACGGCTTCGAAAACACCGTCTATCTGAGTCTCTTCGGGGGGAACCAGGACGACGGCGGCGGGCAAGAGGACGCCGCCATCCAGTGGTGGGGCAACCTCTCCGAGGCGGACCCGGCGAAGCAGTACCGTAGCGAATTGCAAAAGCTCCTCCGATCCATCCCGGCGATTCCGGCGAACCTTCTGCGGCTGCAAGAAGCGGCCGAGCGTGATCTGCAGTGGATGCTCGACGCGAAGATCGCGACCCTCGTCGTGGCCTCCGCCAGCATGCCGGCGCGTAACGCCGTGACGCTCGAGCTCGACCTCGAGATCGACGGCAAGAAGTACACGCCGACTTTCCGTGAACGGTGGTCCCCGCAATGAGCCTTCCCGTTCCCACGACCCAGGATCTTGCCGACGGGATCATCGGGCAGCTCGAGACCTCTCTCGCGCAGACGCTTCCGATCTTTCCGAAGGCGTTCATCCGAGTGCTCGCGAAGGTCTTCGCGGCCGTCGTCGTCATCCTCTATCGATACGCCGGTTTCATCTTCCTCCAGCTCTTCGTTGCATACGCAACGATGGAGGAAGTCACGATCAACGGGAAGCGCGTGCGCCCGCTGGTCGAGTGGGGCCGGCTCTTCGGCGTGGGAGATCCGTACGGCGCGACCGCGTCCGTTCTGAACATCACCGTAACAGTCACGAACCAGACCGGCACGCTGGCGGCGAGGAGCCTACTCCTTCGAGCAGAAACGGGCGTCGTCTACGAGACGGTTACGGCCGTCGCGCTGAACGCGGCCACGGTTCCGGTGCTCATTCGAGCGGTTTCCGATCAGGACGGCAACGGGGGCCTCGGAGCGATCGGGAACCTCGTCGCTGGCGATAAGGTGTCGTTTGCGAACCCGCTGGCGAACGTCGCGCGGGACGCTGTCGTGGCGTCCGTTTCGACCTCAGGAGCGGACGCCGAAACGGTCGATGCGTACCGTGCTCGAGTCTACAAGCGGGTACAGCGGCGCCCTCAGGGCGGGGCGTATGCGGACTATTACGAGTGGGCGATCGGGGTCGCGGGCATCGTGGCGGTCTATCCGTACGCGGGCGACCCGGGAGAGCTCGACGTCTACGTCGAGGCAACTCCAGCGAGTTCGGGAAGCGCCGACGGAATTCCGACGGGTCCGCAGCTTGCCGCGGTGAAGTCAGCGATCAGCCTCGACGTCTCGGGCAGGGCGACGCAGCGACCGGTAAACGCTGCCGTGAACGTGAAACCGATCACGCGCACGCAGATCGACCTCATTGTCTACGGGCTGCAGGCTGACGACATCGCTTCGGCCAAAACCGCGATCAATTCTGGCGTCGACGAATGGCTCAGATCTAGGGAGCCCTTCATCGAAGGCCTGTCGACACTTCCGCGAGACGACCGAATCACCGTCGCGGCGATTGGCGGGATTGTCGACGGGATCGTCAGCGCCATCGGTGGGTCGATCACTTCCGTCGCTCTCTCAATCGGGTCGATCCCAGAAACCGCCTACACACTCGGCGCTGGCGAAAAAGCCAAACTGTCCGCGACGCCCCTCTACCTCTGAACCACCATCATGGCGATCGCACCCAAAGATAGGTACCCGGGACAGACAATCGCGGGGGATACAAGCTACCCCTACGGAAAAGCTCGAGACATCGGGACCAGTGGCGACGGATCCGGAACGCCGTGGGAAAAGGACCTGGTCAACGACTTCTTTGGGTTCTTTCAGGCGATCCTTGTCGCCGCGGCGATCGTGCCCACCGGGATCTCTGACACGGCGCTCGTATCTCAGTATCTGGACGCGATCAAGTGGCTGACGAAGAACATCGCGGGCGACCTGATCCACGCCGGCAACTACATTGGCTTCAGCGTCAGTGTCTTCAACGGAGTGAATGCCGGGGGTCCGTCCCATTTCTCGAGCACGGTCCGCGTCGACGGAGACGCGACGTTTAACGGTGACGTGCTCGCCACGTCCAAGGCCGGCAGGTTCAAGACACTTGTCATCTCTGCGCTCTCGACGCTGCTCGATCTGACGGTCACCGGGGCCACAA